TTGCAAAACTATCAAGGTTACCTGTGCAAGTAGCAATTGTAAGGGTAGCATCAGCACCACCAGTAGTAATAGTAATTACATCACCAACTTTATAACCAGAACCAGGAGTGTCGATTGTAACACCAGAAATATTTCCACCAGAAGCAGTAAAGTCAACAGTTAATCCAGTTCCAGTTCCATTAGTTGTTGTAGCAACATTATCACCACTATTAGCATAACCAGTACCTGCTGCAGTTACAGCACCTAATGTTGCTGGAATATCTGCATCAGTAACATCTAAATCATAATTATCAAGATTGATATCAAATGTTCCAGGAGTTGTATTATTAACTAAAGCAAATGTATATCCTACGATTTCATTAACATCACTTGGAATAGGACCAACGATCTTATAAGATGATTGCTCATTAAATTGAACTGTACTTAATTGACCTGTAGCAGTATCATTACTCCAAGCATTATTATTAACAGCAACATATATTTTATTATTAGTAGTATCCTTTCTGACAATATAACCGCTATTAATAAATGTATTACCATTTCTAAGTTCTAATTTTGTACCTACAGTAAAGTTAAACGCCTGATTGACAGTTAATTCCTGTACATTATCAACCTTAACTGTATTAGTAACTTTAAAGTAATACCTATCTTTAACTACTGCAGATACTTGTAATTTTTGAGATCCTGGAGAAGGAACAGTCGCTGTTCTAGAACTCCAAATATCTTGTGTATAAGTTAATGTCTCAGTATCCTGAACCATAGTTGTTGTTGAATCATCAAAGTCAAGAGACTGGAATCCTGCTTCTCCTAATGCATAAGTTGTATTACCAACAGTCAAAGACGTTCCAGTGACAGGGGTTACAGCAGTTCTAGTAAATCCAATTTGAGTATTAGTAGTTAATGCAACAGTACCAAGTCTTGTAGCATCAGCATTCTTATCAACTTTAATTCCCCATCCATCATAATCAATATAATCATATCTGTTTAATGCATTAGTAAACCAAGCATCATCTACCCAATCATATGCAAAAGCGAAGGATGCAACAGGAGGTAATGTTGCTATATCACTAGGAACTGTAGGAACTATAGTTCTGTTACGCAATCTCAAGTGATCAATATAAAACTGACCTTGTTTTGTTGATGCAAAATCTGTAGCACCAGAACCCCAACCAACTTGGTTACCAAAGTATAAAGTCTTATTTCCTAATGAAGTACCTGCTAATGTACCAGTAATTACCTCAATACCATTAACATATGCTTTAAATACATTTCCATTCTTAGTAAGAGAAATTGCTTGCCATGAATTATCAGCAAACATAGTTGTCTGAGTAGATGAAGTACCACTTCCACTATTCAAAGCAGTTGAACTGTTAGTAACAATTAATTGTAAAGCTCCTGTACTACCAGAAACATATCCTAACCATAGACCACCAGTAGCATCTTGTGCTCCACCAATACCTACTAAAGTTTGTACACCTTGAGATAGAGTTTGTGATTCAGCAGCATTCTTGTATATAAAGAATTCTATACTCCAATTATCTCCTAATTTTGTACCTAAAGAACTAGAAGAAACACTTAAATTAGAATTAACCCAAGAACTATTAGATCCAGCTGGATTATATCCATAGATCTTAGCAACATTATCACCAAAGGTTACAGAATTTGTAGTACTTGTAGTAACAAGAGTATGATGACCAGTTACGTCCGTTGTAGAAGCAGAATCAAAGTTGAATATAAACTCATTTCTATTCCAAGAAGTCTGTCCATAAACATGAATATCACCAGATGAATCAACATCTAATGCATGTGCTGTAATACCTTCAATATTGTTTAAAGAAAACTCATTTGATGTATGATTTTTAATCTTTCCATCATACCCAAGTTTAATTGTATCTACAGTTTTATGAGTATTAGTATTGTTTGTTCTTGTAAAGGCAACGTTTAAATCACCAAATATATCAATAGCACACTTTGAAACAAGATCGATATCTCTACCTGGAGCAAGATAACGGTAATTCCAAATTAAATCTCCATCAGCTTTTACTTTACCAATCCATAAACTATCTTTTGTTGCATCATCGGATTTCTGTCTACATGTTGCAGGAATATAAAGTTCGTCAAATTCATCAATACAAAGACTAGAATTTATGAATGAGTATGCAACATTAGTATACTGCTTAATAAAATCAATAGTAATTGCATTAACACCAAGAGATGCCTTACCAAAAGCAACATTAATATCTTGCTCAGTTGCAGTTGTTGCTACTTCCATAGAGAAGTATATGTTAGTGCCATCAACAACTAATCCTGTAATTTTCTCAGAAGCAGTTGCAGAAGCTAGTTTTCTCTTAACAGAGAAATTACCAGAAGTATCGATAGAAGCAATAAATGCATCTTGAGGATTTGCAGAGTTTGTATTTGTATAACCTCCAATAAGGAAGCGAGTATCAGAATACTTGACAAGAGCAGTTACTTCATCAGCACGAGTAGCACCAGAAATACCAGCATATGCTTTCTGGAACGATAATGTTGCACTTAGACCATTACTTGCTTCAACATACTTACAAAGGATAATATCAGGGTTATATGCATCTAAAAGAGTGTTATTTGGTCTATTATTACCAACTACCCAAATACTAGTTCCATCAATATAAATTTTCTGGAATTCTGCATATGTATTACCAGTTTGAAGTTCTAAAGTCTTCTCCCACTCTTTAACACCAGTAGCAGATAATTTAGAAATAAATGCAACTGTATTACCACTAGCATCCTTAGTTTTACCACAAGTATAAACTTCTTTATTAGAGTTTACAGCAACATCATTAACTTTTACATAATTGTTATTTGTAAGTTTAGAAACATAATAGTCTGCCTTCTTGAATATCTGAGGATGACTTAAAATAACACGAGGATTTGCAGTATATCCATAACCAGAGTTTAATATATTAACCGTATCAATTGAACCTACACTACTAACAATTGCCTGTAAATGCCCTTGATTTCCATCACCATCAATAACAATTGTTGGTGGAATTTCATTATTATACCCAGACCCAGTTTGAGTAACTACAATCTGCTCAATACCTTTGAATTGACGAACAATAAATGTCTTGTTCGTATTATTCATAATTGGTGAGTAGTCAACAAAGACTGAATCACCAGCAATTAGATTATGTGGTAAAGATGTTTTTAAAACACCAAAATTATTACCACCAATATTCTCAAAACCATATGATGCTACTGTTTCACCTTTAATACGAGAAACACGAGCAGAAACTCCTGAACCATCAGTATCAGTATTATCAAATATTAAACGGTCATTAACCTGATAGTTTTGACCTGGGTTTTCAACTGTAAATCCAGTTACAGATGCATCTTCAAATTTAGTTGTTGTTTCAACTTCAATATCAACTTTAGAGTCAAACTTAACTTTAGGGAAGTAATCAAAGAGTTGTAGAGGTGACTCCTCAAACATCTGATCTGGATCATCTATCTCATCTTGAGTTATGACACCATCCCTATTTTCGTCTTCTATCTCAAATAGGAGTATTTCACCACCTTCAGTAGTTAGAGCGTTTGTAGAGGCATTTGGAGTCCTCTCAACGTCAATATCAACGTTCTCATAAGGATCTCTATAACGTACAACACCAGTAGGAATATTTTGCTGAATTGCACTAGTACTTAAATTCCAAGCATCAACAACTGAGTTGAAACTAGGTCCAAGAACATATGGAAAAACTGGATTACCAGATTCTGTAGCATCAACAGTAACAAAATAACAATATCTACCACTTGGATAATCAGGTGTTTTGCAAAAACGACCATTATACTGATCTAAATCACCCAAACCAAACACATATTCATAATCTTCTACAAAATTACCTGCTGCCTCTGCTGTCAATAAAGGACCAGCAGTTCTAACAGGATATGGATTAGTTGTAGCATTAAAAACAATATTTGTCTTTAATCTATAAGAAGCATTCAATCTAGCAATTGCAGAACCTTGATCAGTAGGATCAGAGAATCCATAAGGACCATATATTGGGTTTCCATCAAATGCCCATCCAATAATAGGTGAGTGTACTAGTTGATCTTCTTTTTCAAGAATTGCTCCTGTAGTTGATTCATATAAGTTATCACCAAGGATATACCTCATCTTTTGAGGATTTGAAAGGTGAGCATACTCACCACCATATTCGTTATTATATCCTTCAAATACAGCACCTTTAGCATCATCAAAGGTTGATGTTGCTTGAAGATTATAAGTCCAATTAAATACGTTTGCAGTAAATGCAGCACTAGAACCGACTGAATTTAAATTAATAATAGTAGTTCCTTGAGTATAACTAATACCTTTGTTTACAATAGTAATACCAGTTACTCTACCTGCATTTTCTCCATCAGTATCAATTGTTGCACGTGCAATAGCACCAAATCCTTCTCCTTGTATAGTAACTTCAGGAGCAGTTGTATATCCAGATCCAGCAGAAATAATTGCAATAGAAATAATTCTACCATTACTAACAATTGCTTGAGCAACAGCACCACTACCAGAACTAAGACTTACAGTTGGATTTGAGGTATAAGATGCACCACCAGCACCAATAGCAATCGATTGAATAGGACCACGAACAGAAGCAGTTGCTGTAGCACCACTTCCACCACCTCCAACAATTGTTATTTGAGGTTGTGAAGTAAAACCAGTACCACCATTATTAATCAATACACGTGATACAACGCCTTTTGTGATAATAGCAGTTGCAGCAGCACCAGATCCATTTCCACCAACAATAGAAACAAGTGGAGAAGATGTATACCCAGAACCCCCTGCAGTGACTGTAACCTCAGAGATAGAACCATTAACAGTTACAGATGCGGTTGCTCCTGTACCACCTCCACCAGATATAGTAATTGCAGGAGGTGAAGCAGCATCATAACCTGAACCAGCATTAGATGTAGTAATACTAGTTACAGCACCGAAAGTTTTACTAAGTCTTGACTTATAAGACCAAATTGAAACACCATTTACCCAAGTACCAATTGGTCCAGAATTAATTAAATTCTTAGTTGAAATTGTAGTAGGTGTTTTAGGAAATCTGTTTAATTTACGTTGGTTACCTGGAAGAAGTGCAGATCCTGGGAAAGGACCAATCTTATAGTTAGGAATACCTGTAGAGGCAACGTAAGTGTAATTATCATTAAAGAATGTGTTTTGGACGTTAGTTGTATAAGGTCCAATAACGTTTAAAACCGCAGAGTTATCTGATTTACCTTTATTAAGGTCAATAGATACAAGAATATTACCTTGTGGTATAACAGTAGCAGGTTGAGGAAGAGAATACTGGAAAACATTATCAGTATCTCTAGATGTTACCAAGAATGTTCCGTTATAGATGATTGGGTTAGCACCATAAATGGTAACCTGATCACCAACTAATAGTCCATGACTATTAGCACAAGTAACAGTAGCAGATTGGTCATTAACACCACCATAAGTGATAGTTGTAACTGAAATTAATTTTTTAACGTTATACAACCAAGTTGTCAATTCAGATCCTGTACCAGTACCACCTAACTTAGAAACAGTTAGTTTATCTCCTGGTAGGTAATAAGATCCAGTATCAGTTAAATTGGTTTGTTGAGCATCAACAATACCAACAACATTCATAACAACTTCTTGTGCTGTACCCTTATTAAGATAAACTGTAAAATTAGATCTAACTTGAGTAGCAGCATCCCAATCCTCAACTACACCATTTACTGAACGAGTACATTCGATAAACTGGTTAAGTGATTTCTCTTTATACTGTACTAATTCAGACCCAGTACCACTACCAATTAAAAATTCACCGTTTCTTTCAGGCCAACCAATTGTAGAGTCAACCGTAATAATTGAGTCGGTTGTACTCAAAGGTTCTGCAAGATTAGACTTATAAGGTACGGTAAACGTCCCATTAATAGTTTCTTCAGAAAGAATAAGTTCAAAAATTTCAACTGTAGAAGTTTTAATAGAAATATAGTTTTCTACTAAAGCACTTGCTGCAGTAACATTAGGATCTGCAATATCAGCATCTTGAGTCAATAATGCATCTTTAATATTTGCTGGACTACCACTAACTAATGTTGCACGAAGAATAGTATCAATAGACCAAGTAGCAGCAGAAGGTTTGATGATCTGATCTTTTGGATATGATATACTTACAGTTTCACCATAAAGCAATTTAAAGAGATAAGCAATACTGAAAGATGTACCCTTTGCAGAATAAAAATCTTTAATAGTCTTAATAGAGTTCCTAACGTCAATTTTACTATAATCTAACTCAGGAACATCTGGTAAAAACTGTTCTGTGTACTTATCAAGTAATCTCTTTACAAAAAGGGCATCTAAGCACTTAACAGAAGCATTAACTGCTGCAGTCGCTGCTGTAGTAGTATTAGAGAATATTGCATTACCATCTTCACTATACTCTTTAATACCACTTGCTGCTCTAGCACATCCTTCAAATTGTGCCTTACTATAGTCAATACCTGCTTGATTTACATTAAAACCCGTAATTTCATTAAGACCGATAGTGGCAGATGCCTCTGCTGAAGGAGGATCCTGAATAACTACAGTTGGAGGGGTAGCAGAACTATAACCAGTTCCAAATGCTGTTATATTAATATCAATAATCTTACCATTAAAGATTGATGCTACAGCAGTTGCTCCTGTACCACCAGAATAATTACCTTGTCCGTCTGTTCTTTCATCTACAATATAAACAGATGGGATATCATCGTATCCGCTACCACCACTTAAAAGTTCAATATTAATTACACGACCATCACCATCAACTGTTGTTTGTAAAACTTGAGCACCTACAGGGTCAACAACAGAAATTCTTGGTGTTACTTCATACCCTTGTCCTGCATTTACTATAGTAATACTAGAAACTTTACCCTCAGTTAAAGTTGCTCTTAAGACTGCTTTAATTCCATTAGAACCAGTAGGTTCATCAACATAAATTTCTGGTACAGTTGTATATCCAAATCCTTCTGCTGCAATTGAAATTGTGCCAGTAATCTGACCATTAGTTATAGTCGGAGTGCCTAATTTAGCACCTCCAGGTTGTACAAAAGTAAGTCTAGGAGTAAATGTATATCCGCTACCAGAATTAGTAACTTCTAAAGCAGTAATAGCACCATTAGTAACAGTAGCATTTAAAGTTGCCTGACTGGAACCTGCTTTTGTAGGAGATTGTACTTGAACTACTGGTGGGTTTGTAGTACTATATCCTTTACCACCATCAAGCAAAGAAACACTCTTGACTCCATTAACTAAAGCAGATGCTGCACCACCTTTACCAACAGTAGAGTTAATAGAAACTTTAGGTGGATACTCAAATCTATACCCAGATCCAACAGCATTAGTAGAAATACCAGTAAGTGTACCAGTATCACTAATACGTGCATATCCTACAGCACCAGAACCAAAAGAAGGAATTGCTGCCTCAATAGCATATAATGATAAGTTTCTACCGTTTAATGGAGCATCTCTAAAGATGAAATTGTTTCCATCAAGCCAATATTGAACTTTTGGTATTAATAAACGACCATCATAAACAGCAATTACATATTCATCAACAATTGGTTCATATACAGCACCATTTCTAGTTAAAGGGAATAATCTTTTACCTTCCCCAAAGGTTTGTGAAATATTATCAATTGCTACAATAGAACTTTCTATAAAACCACTTAAAAAGGTAATATAAGTTTCTGAAGCACTATCTGAAGGTACTCTAGTTCTAGGAGCAGTTGTAAATACAATATTATTACCACTTATAGTATAATCTGTATTAGGAACTAAAACTTCTCCATAAAGACTGACAATTAAATGTTGAGCAGAAGGTGGAGCAATAGGATTATTCTGAGATGTAAGTCCAAACTGTGTAGTACTACCATTAAATGAATCTATAGGACTAGCAAGACCAGTCCACTTCAATTTTACCTGTTCATATGAAATACCTGGACTTAACGCAATATTAGGTGCTGCAGTTGTCTTTTCATAATATATTACTTCATCACCAATTAATACACTACCATTTACTTCTAGAAAATCATCAACACTCTCTACAACAATCGTATCATCAGTAATATTAACACTCTCTACTACCTTAGTCGCACCATCAAGAATTCCAATATCCAACTTATCAATATCAAGATATTGAAGGAAATTGTTGAGTATATTTTGACCTAATCCAGTCTTTTCTTGGGATTTGTAATAGTACTCTAGAAATTTATTAAACAGAGGATATTCATCTGTTATAAACTCAGGAGTCTGTGAAACAATAGACTGAGAAACCTTATTAATATTCGTCATCTAACCTTAGAAACAATTAGAAGTGTTGATAGTACCAGAGTTGGTAATGGTTGGAACTTCGATCAAAACTGGCGTTTGATTGAAAACCGTTGGCGTAAGACTATTTAGAGGTATTGTACCAGGAGGAACTGTGCCAATTGGTGATACAGTAACTTCTGGGTTAACAACGTTAATAATTGTACCTGGCGTAGTCGAAGGAATAGTTCCGTTATTAGATGGAATAAAGAGAACAGGAATCTGTAAAGTAGTTGGCAGTAGGGATGTGTCGTTTATTAGTCCAACACCAGTTGTAGCATCTGTAAGAGTCAAATTGGTTGTATTTGGAACATTATCACCTGCACCTATAACATTTACTGGACCAAAGCAGATTTCACCAGTATCATAATTTACACTACCTGCAGAAGTATTTGTATATACCTTTTTGTTTCCTGTATTGTAAAAAGTACTTAAATTACCAAATCCATCATCTTCAAAGTATTGATCAATACCTGGTCTATCAAATGTTCTAAAGTTTCCTGATAGAAGGATAGGTTCTTTTTTACAAGTACCACTATCACCCGTATTGCTTGGAGCACTATTATATAATGCTCCTCCAGTAGAAACACAATAAGTGTTAGTCTGATTGGTAGTTGGAGTGATATATTTCAGAATTGTTGTTTGTAGTGAAACGTCACTAATACACTTATCAGATAAAACAATTGCCTTTTCAAAGTTTTGACTTCTAAATGTAGAATTAAAGTTATTAATTTGTGTTTGACCTGCCCATTCTGTAATAGCAGATTGAATATTTGATTTAATATCAGAAGTACTAGATCCGCAACCTGTATCATAAAGAGCAAAGATCTTACTATAAACGTAGATATTATCTGGGTCTATAACAACAGGATCAATAGATGCCATCGCATAGTCTCTTAATTTTGCAGAAATATCCTTCTTAGTTTGGTCATTTAGAAGCGAACCAGTTCTGGTCTTAACTGCGATGTATACCTTGCCATAAACAGGAGGAGTAAGAGAATCCCCACCGTAGGCAACAACAGCTTCTGCATTTGGATATAAATTTTTAGTAATTACTGAATAATCTTGTGCTGTAACTGCTCTATACTGAGAAGAGTAGTATCTAGGAGCATTATACTTAATAGATTCAATAGTCTCAGCAGCAACACCATATTGAGATTTTTGCTTAACTGTTATCTGTATATCAGAAACAGGGTAAGTAGTTCCTAATTGATCTGTCATTTCACCAATAAAGGAGAATAGACCAACTTCGTTTGCATCTGCACCAGAGGTTACAAGGTACTCTAAAGCAATAACTTCACCATCACTAAGTTTTCTACCAACACTATCATCACCAAATCGTATCTCATAACGCATATCCTCACCTTCAGCAAGGAAGTAAACCCTAGTTGTAGCAGTTAAGTTGGTAATAGTTTCAACCTTGTTATAAAGGTCTGAAGCAGTCGCAGATTCGTTTGCTTTTACTCTTACTGACAAAGTAGATATATCTGCATCTTCAGAAGGAACTTTATAAATCTGACTCGCAAAAGTATTAACAATATACTGGAAAGTGACAATCGAACCTTCTTTAATAGTTACAGCATCAAATGAAGCAAGACCAGTAGTTGTATTTACTTCTACAGTTGTATCTGCAAGAACATTCCAAATAAAATTACCTCCAGTAGCAACTGGACCTTTTTTCAGAGTAATATTACTAGGATATGCTCCATTTACTTGTGTTGTTTGTAATTCTAACTTCAAACATGCTTTTGATGCTTGAATTGACCGAGGAACATAATTTAACAGTTTAGCAAGATTAACAACATTATCTCTAACTGTAGAAGAAGGCAAGAATGCCTCATTCAACGCCATATTTGCATTAAATGCCGTATAATAACTATTATACGCTAAGGTATCTACCAAATACGAAAGTGTAGATCCATCAAAATCATAATCGGTAAACTCGGTTCGACTTCTTAAATACGATTTAATGGAAGATTTTATATCCTCAAAATCTAATGCTGTTAAATTATTCGGTTGCATTATTCAGGTCTCTGTAAAACAAATGATATTGTTTCAATAACAGGTAAACCTACAATTCGATATTGAACAGTAATATTGACTTTATTTGTTTCGTCAAAAGGTATTACTTCAACTTCTGTAAGTTGTACTCTAGGCTCATACTGATTAATGGTATTTATGACTTCATCCCTAATAGCATCAATAGTAAAGGGATCCATTTGCTCAAAAAGTAATGATCTAGTTCTAGATCCAACTAAAGGTTGAAATGGTTTCTCTCCTGGATTAGTCATTACTAAGTTTCTTATGGCTTGTTTTATAGAATTATCGTTCTTAACAATACCAGCATCATTAGTAAAAGTATTTCTAGACAAAGCAATTCCAACATCTCGAAAAGCACGAGAAGTCTTTGTTGATTGTCCGTTAATGTCTTTTAATGCCATTAAACTTTATAAAAGGTGTATTTCAATGTAAGTTCCTCCATAGGACCAATTGATCTAATCACCTTCACATAATATTTCATACCTACCCTATATTTCTCACAATTAGGCATATCACTATGATTTATAAAACCGCCTAATGGTGTTCGGTGAATTGTTTCACCTTCTATAATATGGGACAGACCCAATTCAGTACCGACTGCAAAAGGTATTCTAGAGAATATCCCTTGACCAGCAACAGGACTATCTTTAACAAATAGTCCCTCTGGTAGTGCCCTATAAGTCACTATAACATTACATATCTATTATTATTTATCGCACTTCTCGCACATAACAGTTACCAGCGAGAATAATTCTATTAT